AAACCGCTACGCTGTCCAACGATTTCCAGACGAGGATCTCGAACCTCGGAGAATACCTCAACCCGACGCCCCGTCCCGCGTACATCGTTCAGAACCCGAACTGCTGCGTAAACCCTTGTGGCTGTAATAGCGGCTGCGGCGGATTTTGAGGAGTGTGACTGACATGGCAGCGGAATATTTAGCGAACGCCGTACAGGCGGTGGCGCTCAACGTGCCCATTATTTTCAGCGCTTCTATCCCGTGCAACAAGGGATACGTGTACCACGAGGACGAGACCGGGATTTTTATTCTGCGAGGAATCACTCAGAACTGCTGCAACCAGTATGCTACGTACAAGGTCACATTCAACGGCAACATCGCGATACCTGAAGGTGGAACAGCAGGTCCCATAGCGATCGCGATAAACGTGAACGGGTCGGAGCGGCAGACCAGCAGGGCGATATTCACACCGGCGGCAGTGGCTGAATACGGCAACGTAACGAGCACCGCGATCATCAAGGTGCCCCGCGGGTGCTGCTTCACCGTCGGAATCGACGCGGTAACTGCCGACGCCGATCCGGCGACGACACCCGCCCCTGTGATAAACGTGCAGAACGCCAACCTGGTAATCGAAAGGATAGCATGACGGAAAGGAGGACCTACACAAATGCACAAACTTCACGAACTGAAAAAGCTCCTTTGTAAGGAGCTCGAGGAATACGGCGACAAGAGCAAGCTCGACGTCGGCGCCCTTGAAATCGTCGACAAGCTCGCGCACGCGATCAAAAACATCGACCGCGTGATAGAGTACAATGAGGCGGAGGATGGTGGCGCTTCCTACGCATACCCCGGAATAATGCCATACGGAGGTGGTACCAGCTATAACGACGGTACCTACGGAGGCAGATACGGGGACGGAGACATGTCCTACGCTCGCGGACGCGGACGCGGCAGAAACGCAAAGCGTGACGCGATGGGACGCTATTCCCGCGCCGAGGACGAGGTAATTGAGGACCTCCGCGGAGTTCTCGGAAACGTACGCGACGGGCAGACGCGCCAGGAGATCGAGCGTATAGTCGAGCGACTCGAGCGCATGTGACGTAAAGGGGGCGCTAGGACATGATAACGGAACAAGACCTCCAAGAGGCCATAGCGGCCTGCGAGGGCGAGCTGAAGCCAAACGCCTCTACCTGCATGAAACTGGCGTCATTCTATACGATACGTGACCATTTATCGGGCCGCGGATCCCCGGATGAACACTATTCGGGAGCGTCCGTACCGCCCGGCAATCATCGGTCGTACGTCCAGGCTGACGACGGAAGATCGAGCGAGTTCATGCGTATCGTCTCGGCGATCGACATAAACGACGCCGTGGCGATCATGGACGAACTGATGGACACGATACAGGTAATGAACCCAAGGCTGTACGCCGGGGTGATACGAAAACTGAAGAACGTGATATGACACGAAAAGGCCAACCGCGAGAGCGGCTGGCCTTTTTGCGCTATGGAAATATTATAAGGAGGTAACTGGCAACACGAAAACCAAATAACCGGTGAGGCCTTCGTGTCTATATATGTATTATAGCACGTTCGTCACGAAATGTCAAGGGGTTTTTCGAAAATTTTCAAAAAAATTTTAAGTTCGGCGCTCCGGATCGACACAAATCACCCGGGCTGTGATGAATGATGATGCATTTTGGCCCTTTTTCTAATACTTATATATATTTTATTTTTTTATATACTATTAAGAAAAGGGGTAAAATGATACATTATACATCATGGCAGAAATTGGAAACAATCCGCTCCGCAAAGGTGCAGCCTTGTTCTTGTGTAGGTCGTGACGGGGATGGAACGCCGATCCATAAAATTTTTTTAAGAAATTTACAAAAACCTATTGACATTTATGAAATAATATGATATACTATAGATAACGAAAGGACGATGACGAAAGGAGTACGACATGACACACGAAGCATTTGAACGCGTATGCGAAGGAAACGACATCCTGAAGAAGACCGCGACGGCATGGTGCAACGCACACGGAATCGATCCTGAGCGGCTGGCACGTAAATGGAGCGACATGCGAGTATTCATGTGCAGGTACCACCACGAATTCTCTGAGGAGGACGCACTTAGAGCGGCTGTGAGATACATCGTATCGGAGGAGAACGACCGAATCCGCAGGGAGACGCCGCACGAGACCAAGACAATCAAGGTCGTATACGGAGGCCTGGAGCGCACACTGACGTACGCTTCGTATAATGGACTGAATACGATTAAAAATTATTAAAAAAAATTACAAAAACCTATTGACAAACAACAACATTTATGATATAATAAAGAAAAAGGAGGTGAGCACAATGAAGATAGGCGAAGAGATGCTCCGATACAGACAGCGGATGGGCATGACACAGCAGAAATGTGCAGAGGCATGCAAAATATCGATCCAGACGTGGTACAGCGTTGAGAACGGAAGACAGAAGCCGTCGAAGCTGACGGAGGGAAAGATCCGGAACTTGATAGGCTACGGACAGGACAAGTGATTCAAGGAGGAAACGGCATGAGCAACACGAACATCAACAATGAAAGGGCGTGCCCCGTATGCGGGGCCAAGATAACGCTCGGAACGGATTCGCATTACATTGCGCGCGACGACACGAGTACGGGGCTCACGATGCTCGCGGGCGGACAGGAGCCCCAGATCTGGGATGCCGTAGACTGCCCAGAGTGCGGATGTCAGGTGATACTCGGAAAGCGCAAGCGCCCGCTCGTGGAGAAGTCGACACTCACTGTCGAGGAAGCAGAGACGAAGTCAGATACGGAACGCGAAGAGTCTATAACGACGACGCGCGATGAACTCAAGAAGATCGTGGCCGACGCGGTGCGCGAGGTGATGGTCGACAAACAGGCCGAGTCGATCGGTAAGCCACGCAAGGGATGGTTAGACGTGGGACGTGTGTTCAAGGCAGCGTGCTCGCACGGGCGAAAGGTATCGCTGGGGTACGTGGGAACCATGTGCGAGCAGGCACGTCAGTACTGCGAAAATAATAGCGTGAGCGTCAAGGCGTTCGAGGACAAGTGGGTGGACTACCTGCACAACCCCGAGTCGACGATAGACGACGCGTACGGGATGGCACGTCTCAGAACCCGCGGCGGTAAGAAATGAGGTGGACGGTATGGGAATAGACCAGGACTACATTGTGGAGACCCTGCACAGAATCCCCGAGGGAACGCACAGGTGCAGGATACGCCACGCAGAGAAGGTCAAGAGCCGTAGCGGAAATGATATGATAGTCGTGGAGATACAGCTCTACGGATACCAGGCGACGCTACGCCACTACATAACTTTCATACCGGACCGCCCCCAGTTCGCGTCTCAGATGATATCCCAGATGTTCGACGCATTTCCATCCATAGCAGGTACTACGGACACGTCGACGTGGGAGGGCGCAGTTGGAGCATGCGACGTAGAATACGAGAATTACATGGGCGCTGAGCGGCCCAAGATAGCGAGTATGGTACCGGCGGCGTACCAGGTGGGCCTTCCGATGTTCGGATCGGGCGTATACGTGTACGACGACCAGGTGCTCGTACCTGGCCCCGCCAGGATGGACGACCCGATGGGCGAGCTGGCCAGGATGTTTAAGGAGGACATGACATGATGGGAAAATCGGAGAACATATCGAATTACATCGTTACGAACCGTGACATAACCGAGCGGGCCATAACGGAGCTCGACGACGTCGAGAGGGCGGGACTCGAAGTATTGAGAACGATGGAGGACGAGACAAGCGAGGGTCCATTATGGGACATACAGGTAGATGTGGACGATCACGACGATAGATTCGCGTGGTTGCTGTTCCGCGGACACAAATACGGCGGATACTATACGTGGAACTCTATGCGTAACTTCCTGAGTGACCTGCACAAGGCGGACGGCTACAGGCCGAATATGATCGGTACGTTGATAAACATGCTTACGCGACGGTACCGGCTTATATGAGAAGGAGAGGTCGAACACTATGAAGGAAAGCGCGGTTGAGACGCACATGATCAAGAAGGCCAAGGAGGCCGAGGTATTCATCCTGAAGAACACGGGCATGAACGGAATCCCGGACCGCCTGATCGTCAAGAAGGGACGGCACGTATGGGTCGAGCTGAAGCGCCCCGGGGAGGAACCTACGGTACTGCAGCGGGAGATAATGTGGAAGCTCCGCCGACATGGGGCTACGTGCATAGTCGTGGACAGCAAGGAACTGGCGGCAGCGGTTATTGAAGCGATATGCGCCCCGAGGCTCGACGTCCTGAAGGCGCTCGAGGCCGAGTCGATACGGCGGTTCCCGAGCGGCCATGAAAAATAATGCAAAATCATATTGACAAGCCAAACGAAATGGTGTATAATATGGTTATACGGCCACAACATATAGGGGAGAGCGATATCAATGAACGACGATAGGATAGTCGGCATAGTGCACAACCTGTGCAACCGCAAGAAGCCGATCGAGATAGTGGCGCTGGGCGACCTTCACATAGGAGACCGGAACTGCGACATGGACATAGTCAACGACCTGGTGGACGGGGTGAAGTCAAACAAGAACCGTTACGTGATACTGGCCGGAGACGTCATGAACACGGCCATAATCGGAAGTAAGTCGGACACGTACACAGAGTCCTTGACGCCCCAGGATCAGATCGAGCGCGCCGCTGAGATACTGGATCCGATCAGGAACAGGATTCTGGCAATAGTCCCAGGCAACCACGAGGAGCGCATATCCAGGACGGCCGGTATTGACACGACCCGGACGCTTGCAAAGATCCTGGGACGAGAGGACGTATACCGATCTACGTCGGCACTGGTGATGGTGCAGTTCGGTCACACCTATGCGATATACGTGAACCACGGTCACGGAGGCGGAGGGCGTAGGGTCGGAAGCAAGTTCAACGCGCTCGAGGATTTCGCGCAGGTAGTGGACGCAGACTGCTACGTAGTAGGCCATACCCACCAGCCTGGCGTGTTCAAGAGATGCACATACAGGCTGAACCGTCAGACTGGAGTCGCTACGAGGCACGAGCAGGTATTTGTGAATACCGCGTCGGCGCTGTCATACGGAGGATACGGGGCGCGAGCGGGATACGCTCCGGGTAGCAATAGCTATCCCGTGATATATTTGGACGACAAGAAGCACGCCATATCTGTGGCGCTATAATGACGAGAAGGAGACATGAGGGACATGACGTTAAAAGACGTCGTAGTTGAGGGCGGAACGATATCCGACGAAGAGAAGCAGTACTACATAGACTTCATAAAGGAAGCGCACCCCGATGTGCGATACGAGCGGCTTGAGGTCAAGATAGATGGCGACACGGCGTACGTGAACGCCATAGCCCCAGACACTCCGTTCGACAGGATCAGGCGCATCACGGGGTACCTCGTTGGCACGCTCGACAAGTTCAACAACTCGAAGCGGGCTGAGGAGAAGTCCAGGGTAAAGCACGGATTCATATCCGGAAGATGATACAAGACGGGGGCGGGACCAGTTCCGGCCCCCGTCGCGATCCTCAGGAAAAAAAAAATAAAATTTTTTTCAAAAACCTATTGACATTTACGACATTATGTGATATACTATAGATAACGAAAGAGGGCATAGGCCCGGAAGGAGGAATCAACATGAGAGAGAACAAGGTGATCGAGGCTATAGCCAAGGTGATGCTGATAACGGTAGTAGCCATAGGTAATGGATTGTGCAAGGTAATCAACGCGATAGCGTGCACCGACCTGTACATCGAGATAATTTGACGAGTAACGGAGGTAGACGGCAATGACAAACGAGGAAACAATAAGACACGAGGTAGCGAGGCTGAACGCGATACGCGTTCATGACTCATGGACGATCGACAAGGCGCTGGCAAAGGCAGAGCTGCTTAACGACATAGGCGCGATCGACTTCGACGAGTACGTCGACATAAAGGACCGTCTCGAGGCGCTTCGCGAAGATGGCAACGCTAAGGGATACAGCGTGCCGATGGCCGCGGATGCCCTTGGAATAACGGACCGCACGGTGCGACAGTGGATACGCGACGGGAAGATGCAGGCCCGCAAGATATCGGGGTCCAGGCGGTGGCTGATAGACTCCGAAGAGATAGCGCGCCTGAGCGGAAAGACCGAGTGAGAGGAGATAACGACATGGATACCAACACGATTTACACGAGATATGCGGCGGTGCCGGACGAACTGAAGAAGGCCAAGAACTGGGTATGCACCGGGACGGACAAGATCCCGAAATGCCCCTACACTGGCGGTAACGCCCAGAGCAACAACCCCGGTACGTGGGGCACGTTCGACGAGGCTGTGGCAGCATGCGCTAAGTACGGATTCACACACCTCGGATTCATGTTCGCACCTCCATTCTTCGGGGTAGACCTGGACCACTGCATAGACAAGGTGGACTTCTGCGACGAGTTCGTAGAGACGCTCCAGAGCTACAACGAGATAAGCTGCAGCGGCGAGGGCCTACACATCATCTGCAAGGGAGAGCTTCCCGACGGGGCTAGGCGCAAGGGCGGAGTCGAGATGTACTCCGGCGGACGGTACTTCAAGATGACGGGCAACGTGTACAACACCGCGTACTCGACGCTCCGCGACTGCACCGAGTCAATCAAGCCGCTCCACGCGAAGCACCTCGCGACGACTGCGCCCAAGACTGCCGCTACGACGCAGTCCCTGAAATCCACAATAACTATGGACGACGACGATGTTATTGACAGAGCGCGTGCATGCAAGAGCGGAAGCCTGTTCCAGACCCTATACGAGGGCAACTGGCAAGGCCTCTATCCCTCTCAGTCCGAGGCGGATATGGCATTCTGTAACCACCTGGCGTTCTGGACGGCAAAGAACCGTGAGCAGATGGACCGGATATTTAGGAACAGCGGACTGATGCGCGACAAGTGGGACCAGATGCGCGGTGCGGCCACGTACGGAAACATAACCATAGGTAAGGCATGCGCTTCATGCGAGCAGGTATACGACCCGGCGACGTACGACGACGACGCGACGCTTGCGGTGACGTTCTTTAGCAACGGGGGCATGTCGGCCGGAGGGAACGGCAGCAGTAACAGCGCCGCGCGCTACGACATGACCGACACGGGCAACGCCCACAGATTATACGACAAATACGGCGACGTGATACGCTATAGCTTCAACCGCAAGAAGTGGTACGTGTGGACCGGCAAGCAGTGGATGCTCGACGACATGGGCGAGGTCAAGAAGCTCGCAGACGAGATTTGTGAGGAAATGAAGGTCGAGGCGATGGCGGAGGGAAACCCCAAGGAAATGGAGAAAAAGCTCAAGTTCGCGCTCAAGACCGCATCTAGCGGAGGCAAGGAAGCGATGCTCAAGGAATGCCAGCACCTTGGGGACGTACCGGCGGCACCCGACGACTTCGACGCGTACGGCGACTACCTGAACTGCCAGAACGGAGTGGTCAACCTCCGGAACGGAGAGCTGATGCCGCACGACCCCGGGCTCATGATCACGAAGATGTGCAACGCGGAATACGATCCGAACTGCGGTACGCCCAAGCGCTGGACACAGTTCATCGACGAGATAACTGGTGGAAACAAGGATCTCGCGAGGTACCTGCAGAAGTGCATAGGCTACTCGGCATGCGGGAGCGGCTCAGAACAATGTGCATTCTTTCTCTACGGAATGGGTAACAACGGCAAGTCGACGCTGCTTGATACGATAGCCGACATATTCGGCTCATACGCGAGCAACGCACAGCCCGATACGCTGATGCTCCAGAGCCGTGTCGGAAGCTCGGGCGGCGGGGCTAACAGCGACATAGCGAGACTAAAGAACGTGCGATTCGTAACATGCGAGGAGCCGACCGAGGGTGTTAGGCTCAACGAGGGACTCCTCAAGCAGCTCACCGGCGGAAGCAAGGTAACCTGCCGCTTCCTCTACGGCGACGAGTTCGAATACACCCCGGAATTCAAGATCTGGATCGCCACAAACCACAAACCGACGATACGCGGCACGGACTTCGGTATATGGCGCAGAATCAAGCTGATACCCTTCGAGGTGAACATACCCAAGGACAAGGTCGACAAGAACCTCAAGTACAAACTCAGGGAAGAATTCCCCCAAATCCTGGCCTGGATAGTTGAGGGCTACAGATTGTGGACGTCCGAGGGCATAGACGAGCCGGATTGCGTAAAGCACGCCACGGACGAGTACAAGAACGAGATGGACATCATCGCGGGATTCGTCGAGCAGTGCATCACCATAGACTACGAGGACGGAAACCGCCTGATGGCGTCCGACATCTTCCCGGTATACGTAAAGTGGGCTAAGCAGAACAACGAGTTCGAGATGTCGAGCAAGCGGTTCTTCATGGAGCTGCAGAAGAAGCTCCCGGACAAGGGACGCAACGGCAAGGGCATATACTACTCCAAGTGCCGGTTCAGCGAAGGAGCGGCCCAGTTCCTTCCGCAGAAGACCTACAGCGCGGCGGATTTTAGATAACTAAAAGGAGGACTAACGACATGGTAATGGAACACAAAATCAGCAGCCACATATTTGTGGATACCAATGACGAAGGACGCAACGAGGAATACGCGAAGATACTCGCCGGATGCGTACGTGAATACTGTGATGAGGCACACATACCGGCCAGGGAGATACTCGTCACACCCATGGGCTACGGGGAATTCGATGTAGAGATAAACGTACGTTCGGATGATGCGGTCAATACTGAAACGATATTTACCCAGTCATCTGAACTGTTCAGGGAGAGGATCGAACGAAACGGATGCTGCTGCGGAAAGTGCAAGAACTGCAAGTGCAAATAACCAGTTGCGAGGGTGCCCCTAATATAGGGGGCTCCCTTTTTACGTATTTTTTAAGAAAAGTATTGACTTTTTTGATTATTTATGCTATAATTATGATAGAAGAATGCATATTTTGTCCATAAACGGGGTGATTTTGGAAATGGCAAAAATGGGAAGACCCAGGCACGATATTCCCAAGGATGAATTCGAGAATCTGTGCGCGATACAGTGCACAGAAGAGGAGATCGCAGCTTGGTTCAAGTGCAGCGTCGACACTATCGAGCGCTGGTGCAAGCGAGAGTACAAGCGCACTTTTGCGGACGTTTTCAACGAAAAACGTAAGCCAGGTCTCATATCGCTCCGACGCGCGCAGTTCAAGCGCGCCGTTGACGATGGAGACAAGACGCTGCTGATATGGTTAGGCAAGCAGCTATTAGGACAGAAGGAGCAACCTGTGGAACAGGATACGACCACATTGGATGCGGTGGACTGTTATACATCCGCTCTCCGAGACGCAGCGAAGTCCGCGCCCAAGCCCGTGGATCATACGACGGACGATACGGATGCCGTTCCAAAGGAAGATGCTGAATACGGGGGCGGTGCCGATGGCTCCAATACTTGAGTTCTCGCCGAAGCAATACCAGTACGTCAACGAGGCGACACACAGATACAATATCAAGGTCGGGGCGGTACGTGCCGGAAAGTCGTTCATAGACGTCGCTGGAATCATACCGATGCGGATACGTGACGTACGAAACGAAAAGGGTCTCAACGTGTTCCTTGGTGTCTCCAGGGAAACTGTGGAACGCAACATCCTCGAGCCGATGCGCGAAATATTCACCGACAAGCTGGTCGGTACGATAAACACGAGAAACATAGCAACTGTATTCGGTGTTCCGGTATATTGCCTCGGCGCCGAGAAGATAACACAAGTAAGCAAGATACAGGGCATGAGTATCAAATACTGCTACGGCGACGAGATCGCCAAGTGGTCTCCCGAGGTATTTACGATGCTTCAGAGCCGTCTTGACAAGTCATACAGCAAGATGGACGGTGCCTGCAACCCTGAACACCCGGGACACTGGTTAAAGGAATTCCTGGACAGGGAAGACATCGATTCATATGTACAGAAATATACGATTTTTGACAACCCATTTCTGTCCAAGGATTTCGTGGATAAGCTCTGTAATGAGTACAAGGGCACTGTCTACTACAAGCGATACATACTCGGAGAGTGGGCTCTGGCCGAGGGCCTGATCTACCCCATGTACACATCTGCCATAGCCGCTCCACCTCCCGGAGTCGTAACGGAAAAATACGTACTCTCGATAGACTACGGGACGCTTAACGCATTCGCGGCATTGTTGTGGGAGAA